CAACAGCACAGGTACTGTATCTCCACAAAACATCATCATGCACCGCAATGCGTTTACTCTAGCAGTAGCCGACCTTGAGTTGCCAGAGGGTGTCCATTTTGCTGGTCGCGCTTCGGACAAGGAAATCGGTCTGTCAATGCGTGTTGTGCGTCAATACACCATCAACAACGATAGCATCCCAACCCGTTTGGATGTGTTGTACGGCTGGGCCCCACTCTACCCAGAGTTGGCTTGCCGCGTTGCCGCTTAATTAACTTAAAGGAACATATATCATGGCCGCACCTAATAGCGTAACAACTATCCACCCAAGTAATTTGGCAACAAACCAAGCATTGCGCTTGCTGTTTGTGGCAACTGGCGTACCAATCTCCGCTACTGGCGATTCAAGCGTTACTTTGCCTGCTCAAAACGTGGGAACTTTCAACATCCAAAACGTAGTTATCACTAACGCTAACAAAGACGTTTCTGGTGGCGCTTTGGCTATCTGGACTGCACCCGCAGGTACAGGTACTGAAGTCGTTACTAACGCATCTTTGACCAGCAATACTGGTTCTACTTATGTGACCAACGCAACAGTCGTTGCCGCCACAAAAGCAACCGCTTTGACAGCACAGACTCTGTATGTCAAAGTTGGTACTGCTGTTGCTGGTGGAACTGTGGACATTTATGTCTATGGCTTTGACTTCGGCGTATACAGTTAATAAGACTGTATAAACTAAGGAGAAGCCACTCTCACAAGGGGTGGCTTTTTTTACTTTTAAGATACAATTCAATCATTCTGCAAAGGAATCATCATGTCAAATTCACAAGCGATTGGCGCGGCATATCTTGACCAAGATATTATTGACGCTAACTATTCATTAGTCAACAATATCACGGGACAAATGGGTTACACAACTGGTAGCCCAACAACTTCTGGCGTTTCTGTTACTCAGGCAACCAGTAAATCAACAGGCGTTACGATTAATGCCGCGGCTGGTCAAATTGTTACTAACAATGCGGCTTTAGCGGCTGGTGCAGAAGTGGCTTTTATAGTCACAAACAGCGCAGTTAGTGCATTAGATATTCCAGTTATTGCTCTTGCATCAGGCGCAACTACTGCTGGCACTTATCTATTGAGCATTGCAACTGTGGCGGCTGGCACTTTTACTGTTGTAATTTCAAACGCAAGCGCAGGCTCTCTTTCTGAGGCTTTAACGCTTAATTTTGGAATTCTTCATGTGGCGCAACTGTAATGGCTAGTTCATCTGTACAAAGAAATGCTGGCGCAACAGTAGCGTTATCAGTCACTTCTACCGCTCATTCGGCAGTTTTGATTGATGACTCTACAAATGACCAGATTAACTACACTTCATTTATCAATACGGGCGCAAGTCCTATTGCGGTGAAGTGGGGTACAACAGACCCAGGCGCACCAGTATTCCCTACTGACGGCACTAATGGTGACTTTGTTTTGCCCGCAGCGATGAATCTGCCAATGATTATTGCTACACCAACTACACCATACTATTTAACAGCAAAGTCCAACTCTGGAACTGCTGGCATCTTGTATGTAACTCCAGCCGCTGACCAATCTTAAAGGGGCGTTATGGCTAACCCTGCCAATTCATTAGTACAAAATCTACTTCCCGTTCAAGCCTATTTTTCGGTTGACGGAGTTTTTCAAACATTTATTGGTCAGGGTCAGCCGTTTACTGCAACGATAAATCCAGTTCAATCTGGATTAACAATTACCAGTAGCACGATTGACAGCACAACAATCGGTGCTACTACGCCTTCATCGGGTGTTTTTACAAGTATTGCCACAACTACTGGCACGATTTCGACTCAACCATCTAGCGCTAACGACATTGTTAACTACTTAGCGTTGCAGTCGTATGCCGTGGGTATTAGTTGGAAAGCACCAGTAACTGCCGCTACAACCGCAAACATCACGCTATCTGGCACTCAGACTGTGGATACTGTGGTTTTGGTTGCTGGTAATACAGTATTGGTTAAAAACCAAACTACCTCATCACAAAACGGCATTTACACAGTAAACGCTGGCGCATGGACTTACGCTACGGGTTGCACCACTTGGTCGCAATATGTAAGCGCGTTGGTCTTTATTGAATATGGAACACAGGCTGGTTCTGCTTGGTACTGTACGGCACAGTCTGGTGGGACACTTGGCACAACTGCAATGTCTTGGAGTAACTTCAGCACAGCCGCTAACTACACGGCTGGAACTGGTCTTACTCTTGCTGGTTACCAGTTCAGCATTACGCCCGTAGGTACGGCTGGCACTTATGGCTCTGCTACACAAACTCCTGTTTTTGTTACAAACGCAAGCGGTCAAGTAACTAGCGTCACAAACACAACTATAACGCCAGCAATAGGCTCAATTACTGGCTTGGGTGCTGGTGTAGCAACTTGGCTTGCAACGCCTTCTAGCGCTAATCTAGCGTCTGCTGTAACTGATGAAACTGGTAGCGGTTCATTAGTTTTTGCAACAAGCCCAACCTTGGTTACGCCTATTTTAGGAACGCCAACTTCTGGTAATTTCTCGACTGGTACATTTACTTGGCCAACCTTTAACCAAAATACTACGGGCAATGCGGCTACGGCAACATTGGCTACAACTGCAACTAACCTTGCTGGTGGCGCGGCAGGCTCACTACCATATCAAAGCGCAACGGCAACAACTGCAATGCTTGGGGCTGGGTCAAACGGGCAAGTTCTAACCCTTGCGGCTGGAATACCTTCTTGGGCAACACCTACGACTGGCACAGTTACTTCGGTAAGTTTTACTGGTGGTTTAATTTCTGTTGCCACGGCTACGACAACGCCTGCGCTGACAGTAGCGGGAACTTCTGGTGGCATTGTTTACTTTTCTAGCGCAACTACTTGGGCATCTTCTGCTCTTTTAGCGGCTAATGCTTTGATGGTTGGTGGTGGTGCGGCTACTGCGCCTTCGACAATTACAACTGGGACTGGCGTTGTTACTGCTTTAGGCGTAGCGATTGGTTCTGCTGGCTCTTTTGTAGTAAATGGCGGTGCTTTGGGTACGCCATCATCAGGAACGCTAACAAACGCAACTGGTTTGCCTTTGACAACTGGCGTGACTGGAACACTTCCTATTGCAAACGGGGGTACTAACTCAACCGCAACGGCAACCGCTGGTGGCATAGGTTATGGAACTGGAACTGCTCACGCATATACAGCCGTTGGTACTTCTGGACAAGTTTTAACCTCTGCTGGCGCAAGCGCGCCAACTTGGACAACCCTTGCGTATGCAACAGTAACTGATGACACAACAACTAATGCAGTTCGTTACCCATTGTTTGCGTCTGCTACTACTGGTAACTTAACGACTGAGTATGTAAGTTCGACCAAACTGCAATTTAACCCCTCAACAGGAATAATGACAGTAACTGGCTTGGCTAGTCCAGCCATTACTAACCAACTTGCTACAACAATTCGTGAAACTGCTACTGTTTCTGCAACTGCGGCAACGGGAACAATTAACTTTGACACGCTGACCCAAGTTGTTTTGTACTACACGACAAGCGCCTCTGGTAACTTCACGCTGAACTTTAGAGGCACTAGCGGTACATCTTTGGATACTGTTATGTCTACGGGTCAGTCGTTATCGGCTACTTTCTTAGTGACCAATGGCGCTACGGCTTATTACAATTCTGCTGTGACTATTGACGGAAACAGCGTAACACCTAAGTGGCAAGGCGGCTCTGCACCGACTTCTGGCAATGCTAGTTCGGTGGATTCCTACACTTATGTAATTGTAAAAACTGGAAGCGCAACATTTACTGTTTTGGCTTCACAAACTAAGTTCGCATAATGCCACGCTTATCCAAAATCGGTGGCGCGGCACTAGCCGCCTTTGGGTGGACAGGATTGCAATCGGTTACTGCTAGTTACCTTGTGGTTGCTGGTGGAGGTGGGGCGAATGAGGGTGGTGGAGGTGCTGGTGGTTATAGAACAGGCACAGCATCTTTAAATCCAACCATTTCATACACAATAACTGTTGGTGCTGGAGGAGCAGCAAGCACCACTGGTGGTGATTCTGTATTTGGAACAATTACATCTGCTGGTGGTGGTAGCGCACCAAGTGGAAATGGTGGTTCTGGTGGTGGCGCACCAACAACTTATTCATCCGCAACTGTTGCGGGCGGGACTGGAAATACCCCAAGTACATCGCCAGCACAAGGAACAAATGGTGGTTCATCATTAGGAAATTCTGGGTCATCAATTTCGACTGGTTCGCCAGGAGGCGGTGGAGGCGCAACATCTGCTGGTGGTAATGGCACTATTTCTGCTGGTGGTAATGGTGGAGCGGGTACTGCATCTTCTATTTCTGGTTCGTCAGTAACCTACGCAGGTGGAGGCGGTGCATTTGGATACACGCCTTATTGGACAGCTGGTTCAGGCGGTTCTGGAGGTGGTGGTTCAGGAGGTTCTGGGCTTGCTACAACTGGAACAAGCGGAACTGCTAACACAGGCGGAGGGGGCGGTGGTTCTGGACAAGGTACAAAAGGAACTGGCGGTTCTGGCATAGTCATTATTTCATACACAAGCGCAACACAAAAATTTGGTGGTGGAACTGTTACCCAATCAGGCGGTAACTTCATTCACACATTCACATCTTCTGGCGCACTTAGCCCTTTGTCATCTGTAACAGCAAGTTACTTGGTAGTGGCTGGTGGTGGCGGTAGTAATATAAATTCAGGCGGTGGCGGTGGTGCTGGTGGCTTGTTAACAGGCTCTGGTCTTACGCTTGATGCCAATTCAATTTATACAGTAACAGTTGGTAGTGGCGGTGCTTCTGCAACCAATGGTTCAAATTCATTATTTAGCGGATACGCGACTACCTCTATCGGTGGTGGATATGGCGGTAGTGGAATAGACGTTAGTGGAAATGGTGCTAATGGTGGTTCAGGTGGAGGCGGTGCTTCTGGAACAAATTCTCGTACAGGTGGCACAGGAACAAGTGGACAAGGTAATGCTGGTGGTAACGGAGGAACTAATTCACCTAGTAATTATGGCGCTGGCGGTGGTGGCGGTGCTGGTGCAGTAGGTTCAAATTATTCAGCCAATACTGGCGGTGATGGTGGTATCGGAATTGCATCTAGTATTTCAGGCTCATCTACTTATTATGCTGGTGGCGGTGGAGGCGGTGGTGCTATCAATCCGGGTGCTGGTGGTGCTGGAGGTTTAGGTGGCGGTGGTGCAGGAGGTTTTGCAAATACTGCACCAGGAGTTGCAGGAACAGCAGGAACTGCAAACACAGGTGGCGGTGCTGGTGGTGGTTCAGGATATAGCGGTGCGGGTGCGGCTGGTGGCTCTGGCGTTGTAATCATCTCTTACGCTGGCACTACACAAAAATTTATTGGTGGAACAGTCACATCTTCTGGTGGCAACACTATTCACACATTTACTTCTAGCGGGTCTTTAGTCCCTCAATACAATGTTGAATATTTAGTTATTGCTGGTGGTGGTGGCGGTGGCTCAAGAGGCGGTGGTGGAAATGGTGGTGGCGGTGCGGGTGGCTATCTCACCGCAAGTGGATTTGCCTTAGTCAAAGGAACTTCTTACACAGTAACTGTCGGTGGAGGTGGTGCTTATGGTGCGCCACAAACTTTTGGAGTTAAAGGCTCTAATAGCGTCTTTTCAAGCATAACAAGCACAGGTGGTGGTGGTGGTGGTGCTGATTCAGGCGCTGGACAATCAGGCGGTTCTGGCGGTGGCGGTGCTTACAACCAAGCAGGCGGTGCTGCTTCCCCATCTGGTCAAGGTAATGCTGGTGGAACAGGCGGTGGTAGTTCTACCGCTTTTGGTGGTGCTGGTGGTGGTGGTGCTAGTGCTGTGGGTGGAAGTTCATCAGGTGGAACTTCAGCAGCTTCTGGTGGTGCTGGTAGCACTTCAAGCATTACAGGAACTTCAACTGTTTACGCAGGTGGTGGCGGTGGTGGTTCACGCGGTTCAACTGGTGGTGCTGGTGGAACTGGAGGCGGTGGCGCAGGTGCATTGATGGGTTCATCAACTGCTGGCACTAATGGAACTTCTAATCTTGGCGGTGGCGGTGGCGGTGGTGTAGGTGGAACTACAGATTACAACGGAGGCAATGGCGGTTCTGGTGTTGTAATTCTTTCTATTCCGACTTCTAGTTATTCAGCAATTACCACAGGTTCACCAACTGTCACAACAAGCGGTTCAAACACAATTCTGACCTACACAGCGTCAGGCTCATACACGGCATAAGGAGAAACAAATGTCACACTTTGCAAAAGTAGAAAACGGGTTAGTCACTCAGGTAATCGTTGCCGAACAAGATGTCATTGACTCTGGCATCTTTGGGCATGGATGGGTGCAAACCTCATACAACACACATGGCGGTGTTCATGCTAATGGCAATACACCTTTGCGTAAGAACTACGCTGGCATTGGGTACACATACGATTCTGTTCGTGATGCGTTCATACCACCACAACCATATCCATCATGGCTAATAAGCGAAGAGACTTGTTTATGGTCTGCGCCAATTCCAATGCCTACTGATGACCAACGCTATATTTGGAACGAACAAAACCAATCTTGGGATGTGCAGGCATGACCGCATTTGTTTGGAAAATCCTACAAACCACTTCGGTGGATAACAGTCTAAAAAGCGTTCACTACTTGGTAGCTGCCACAGACGAAGGCAAAGTCGTGGAAAGCCAAGGTCACGCTGATGTAGATGGAAAGATAACCATTCCTTTTGAGCAAATCAAAGAGTTGGACATAATCAACTGCTTAAAAGAAATGTATATGCAAGATGACCCAAAGTCATTAAAATCACGCCTAGAAGAACAGTTAAATTACCTAAAAAACGAGGTAAACACAGACTTTCCTTGGGCAAAACAGGTTTTTACGCCTAATCTGGGATAACCATGACTCAGCCAATCGACATTATCAGCAGAGCATTAAAAGACATTGGTGCTTTAGAGGCTGGCGAAACGCCCAGTTCTGATGCCGCGACAGACGCTTTTGATATGCTAAATGACCTTATAGACCAATGGTCTAACGAGGACATGATGGTTTTCAATGTGACTGAGATTATCTTCCCAGTCATAGCGGGTCAGACACAGTACACGATTGGCCCAGTCGCTTCCACCGCCAACTTCATTGGCGCATCTTTCACAGGCTCGATTACTGGTGATGTGCTTACTGTGACCGCTATTGGCTCTGGCGCTGTGGCACAAGGGCAAACCCTAAGTGGTACTGGCATCACATCTGGCACGAAGATTGTGGACTTTCTGACGGGCGCTGGCGGTAATGTCAACGAAGTCGGAACATACAAACTTAACTTCAGTCAGACAGTTTCCTCGACCACGATTACGGCCTACTACGAGAAACCATTGCAGATTAACTCTGCTTTTGTGCGTATTAACACCACATCCAATGGTCAACCCATCCTCAATGGTGGCTTGGACTACCCTATTTCTGTGCTTGCCCTACAAGACTACGAGATGATTGGCTTAAAGACGCTGAATGGCCCTTGGCCAAAGGCGATTTACTTTAACCCAGGCGCTGATACGGGTAACTTGTTTGTGTGGCCAAACCCATCTCAGGGCGAGATGCACTTGTTTGCTAACACCATTTTTAGCAGATATGGCACTTTGTACGACAACATCGTATTGCCACAAGGCTACTCAATGGCGCTCAGATGGTGTTTAGCAGAGCGTTTGATGCCTATGTATGGTAAAGCAAGCGCGGTTCAAATACAGATGATTAACGCCTATGCAGCTCAAGCAAAGGCAACCCTTAAGCGCAACAACATGAGCCCGTTGCAAGTAGCAAGATACCCAGACGCTTTGATGAACTCACGCAGTAAAGATGCTGGCTGGATTCTTACGGGCGGATTCGTATAAATGGCAGATTTTGGCTTTGTTGGCCCTTCTTACCCAGCGACTTCGGTTTACCAAGACTCGAATGAGTGCATAAACTTCCTACCAGAAGTTGACCCGCTCAAACAGCCTGGTGACCGCGGGGTGGTAGCGCTTTATCCAACGCCTGGTCTGACGATTAAAGCCATTCTGCCTAACCAACAAGAAGTTCGAGGGCTTAGAACGCTATCTGGTGGAACTCAAATGTTGGCTGTATGTGGCCCTTATGTGTATGTGTTTAACAGCACATTAAATCCAACAATGATTGGCCAGTTAAATAGCACAACTGGTCGCGTCACTATTTCTGATAACGGCATAAACGCTTACATCGTAGACGGAACATATCGCTATACATGGCGTATTTCTACTGTGACAGCAGCTGTGTTTACGGGTTCTACATCTGGTACGACTTTGACTGTTACCAGCGTAAAGTCTGGAACTATTGCTGTCGGGCAAAACTTATTTGCTGTTGGCGCGTTACAAGAAACAGTTATAACGGCTTTGGGTACTGGTAGCGGTGGAACGGGTACATACACCATTGGTCGTTCGCAAACAATCGCTTCTAGCCAGATGTATACCTCAAGCCCAGGCGCGGTGGTGACTGCCGCAATAACTGGGACTACGTTAACAGTAGCATCGGTAACTAGCGGTACTTTGTATGTTGGTCAGACCATCCAAGGTGCTGGCATTACGACTCAAACCATCATTACTGCGTTGGGAACGGGTACTGGTGGCGCGGGTACTTACACAGTAAATAACTCACAGACAATCGCATCCATCACGATGTACGCCCTTAATTGGACTGTGTTGCCGTCTACGGATGGCGCTTTCTCAGGTGGTGAGACTTGCGATATTGTTGATAACTATTTTGTTTACAACCGACCAGCATCACAGCAATTTGGTGCATCTGGCGTGTTATCCCCTATTTCTGGTAGCACTTCGTTTTCTAGTAAGGATGGCTCGCCAGATAACTTAGTGGCTTTAATTGTTGACCACCGCGAAGTCTACTTAATGGGCGAGACTTCATCAGAGGTTTGGACAGATGTGGGTGGAAATCCTTTCCCATTCCAACGGATACCAGGCACTAACACGCAACACGGCATTGCGGCTAAGTTCTCAGTAGCCCGTTTTGGTGACTCATTCTGTTATGTTTCCCGTAATAACCGAGGTCAAGCGCAGATTATGCAGATGAAAGGGTATGTGCCTACACGCATATCTAACCATGCGGTCGAGAATTCCATCACAAATCAATATGTAGATGATGCTATTGCTTGGACTTATCAATTAGAAGGGCACGAAGTTTATGTTGTGTCTTTCCCAACTTTAGAGTTAACTTGGGCGTATGACCTAGCCTCTGGAATGTGGCACAAATGGCTATATACAGAGAATGACGGCACATATACCCGTCACAGAGGTAATTGCTGTGCGGTGTTCCAAGGGTTAGTTTTGGTGGGTGACTACGAAGATGGCTCTATCTATGAGATTGACAAAAACAACTACACCGACAATGGACAACATACCCGTAGGTTACGCAGAGCGCCACACTTAGTGTCTGACTTCCAGCGCCAATACTTTGATGAACTGCAAATCCAATTTCAGCCTGGCGTTGGTTTGACGGGCATCACCACACCTCTAAATGACGAAGTGGTAGGCGCTGACCCACAAGCCATGCTGAGATGGTCAAACGATGGTGGCTCTACTTGGTCAAAAGAATATTGGACTTCTATCGGAAAAATCGGTAAGTACAAGAATCGTGCCATTTGGCGCAGATTGGGCATGGCTAGAGATAGAGTGTTTGAGGTGGTCGTCAGCGACCCTATCAACGCTGTGATTGTCTCGGCCAACCTAAAAGCAACAGCGGGGGAAAACTAATGGCTACGGGCATTTCCAATACCTCGCAGTTAAACCCATATCCTCAGACTGAGTTCTTAGATGGGCAGACCAAACGCCCTACAAGGGCTTGGCAACAGTTCTTCCTTAATCTGCTCAACTTCAGTTCGGCAGCTACGGCTACGGCTGGCTCGGCTACATTGCCGGCTAATCCCGTAGGATTCATCAATATAACAATAAATGGCGTTGCGTACAAAGTGCCATATTACAATGTCTGATATAGAGTTAATTCAAAATCATGTTCCAACGCTTCAAGAAATTGAGCGTTTACAGCATGAAATGATAAAGATGCCACAGGCTGAATTGGAGACTGAACATTATTTCTCTGGTGGGATGTATTGTCGGAAATTGATTAGACCAGCAGGAACATTGATTGTTGGCAAAGTGCATAAGAAAAACCACTTTTTTATGTGCGCCAAAGGACAAATTATTGCTTGGTCTGAAAAGGGCATGGTTACTTTGAACGCTGGCGATGTGTTGTGTTCTAAGGCGGGTACTAAACGGGTGACTTTAGCAGTAACTGATGCTATTGGAATTACTTTTCACAAGACAAGTAAAACCAATTTAGACAAGATTGAAAAAGAATTGATAGAACCAGATGAATTGTCTTTGTATGACTCATCTAACAAATTAAAGGTGCAAGCCTTGGAGGGTACTTAAATGTCATGGGTAACAGCGGCAATTATTGGTGGTGGGGCGGCACTTGTTGGTGGCTATATGCAGGGAGAAGCTGCTAAAGAAGCGGCTAACACTCAAGCAGGCGCATTACGCCAATCTGCTGATATACAACAACAACAATTTAATACTGTTCAACAACAAGGTGCGCCTGTGCGGGCGGCTGGTTATCAAGCATTAAATACTTTGGGTGGGCTAGGTTCTGGCACATACCAAATGTACGATGCCCAAGGCAATCCAACTGGTCAAGGAACAGGGACAGGATATTTAACTAAACAATTTACTCCAGAAGATTTTGCGGCAGGCATTGACCCAGGATATGCTTTTAGGCTTCAACAAGGCAGAGAAGGCACTAACCGCATGGCAAACATGGGTGGTGGATTGATTAGCGGAAATGCCTTAAAAGGTCAAGAAGATTACTCACAAGGTTTAGCAAGTCAAGAATATGGAAACGCTTTTAATCGTTTTCAAACTGGTCGACAAAACATTTATAACACCCTTGCTGGTATTGCTGGTTTGGGTATGCAAGGATATAACACTAGCGCAACAACAGGGACTGCGGCAGCCGGAAACATTGGAAATACAGTAGCGAATTTGGGCGCAGCTCAAGCGGGTGGCACAGTAGGTTCTGCTAATGCTTTAACGGGTGGTTTACAAGGTGCTGGTAATCAATATATGTTGTCTCAATTACTTGCGCCAAGAACACAACCAACATCAACAAATTTGGGAATAAATTTAGGCGGTACGGGTGGTAGTGTGTCTTCTCCTGTAATTAGCGATGTGCCACTAAACATAAACATGGCATAAGGAAAAATCATGGCAGAACCAGTAGCACTAGGAATTAAACCACCTCAAGTAATGACGCTTGGGGATATGATTGGTATTGCGCGTGGCGCACAGGCTTACCAGCAAGCAGAGCAAGCAAACCCTCTTGAGTTAAAAAGATTACAAGCAGAGGCAAATGTAGCGGCAGGCACAGAAACACCAAGAATTACACAATCACAAGAAGCCGCCAAGACTGCCCAAATTGGGACTAACACTGCCCAACTAGAAAATATGTTGAAACAACAACAAAATTCTTCTAGAAACTTGTTAAAACTGTTAAATCAAAAAGAACCAGTAACTCCAAAACAAATAGAAGACCATGTTATCTCAACAATGCAAAATGCTGGTGGAACTCCACAAGCCATTGCACAAGCCACCCAAAATCTGCCTACATCTGGCACAGATAAAGAGTTACGGGCATTTCTTGCTAAACACGCCACTAACTCATTGTCGGCAGAGGCGCAGTTAGAAAAACTATTCCCATCTGCTCAGTTTGTGCAAACTGGTGCGACTATTACGCCTGTTACTGGTGGTAGCCCACAACTAGCGGCACAAGCGCCTGGCAATCTTGCTGGCCCATCTATTGAAGCGCAATTACCTCCAACCACAGAGATTATTGACCCTAAAACTGGTGAAAAGAAATTGCTTGGAACAGTATCGCAACGCACTAATGCACCTTTAGTTACCCAACTTGGCCCAGCCCAACAAGCTGCTCAAACTGGCGTTGGAGAGACTGTAAAAGGAGATTGGGCAACTACTTATGCGGATGCTCAACAAGCACCTACACGAATTGGTATTTTCCAAAACATTAAGAAACTAACTCCAGAAGCGTTGACTGGGCCAACTGCAGAGCGCAGGCAAGTAATTGCTAGTTTTGCTCAAGTATTAGGTATTCCTTTGGCAACATTGGAAACAACAGCAACTGATGAATTAATTAAAAACACCAAATTATTGCAACTTGCTGGTGGTAACACGGATGCAGCTAGGGCTTTGGCTGAGTTTGCTAATCCTAATACCAAGATGACAAAAGAAGGTATTGCTAGGGTTACTGACCAATTAATTGGTATAGAAAAGATGAAGGTTGCAAAATCTAATTTTGTTCAGCCATTTGTTGGTAATGCCGCAGAATACCAAACAAAAATCAATCAATTTAATCAAATTGCAGATTCTCGTTTATTCCAAGAAATGACTCCTGCTGATGTTGCAAAACTACGCAAGTCTATGTCACCCGCTGACCAAGCCGAATTAAGCAGAAAAATTAAGTTAGCCAGAGAATTAGGAGTTCTTTAATGGGAACACTTGCTGAACTTTGGGATGCGCCAGAAGCGGATGTAGCGCCAAAACCAAGCCGTTTCTCTACTTTTAAACAAGGCACAGAAATAGGCCCTGCTAAATCTACGCTTGCTGATTTGTGGGATGCACCAGAAACTACACAAGCCTCAGAACAACCAGCACCAAAGCAAAGCAATTTAGTTGGCTCTGTACTGCAAAAAGCATTTGAAGCCAAGCAAGCCATTCCTAAAGCCATAGCAGGCAATGTGGCTGGCGCAATAGATATGCTTGCTGGAGTTCCTAACTTTGTAGGTTATGGCGTAGGCAGAGCATTTGGTTTAACGCCAGAAGAAGCCCAAAGAGCGGCATCTAAAGTTCCAGAGGCTATTGCACAACCAGTAGGTCGATTAACTGGTTTGGCTCAGACAGAAGCCTATAAAACCTCTATTCCTGTATCTATACAAAACTACATTGGTGAGCATTTAAATGAAAGCGCACAAAGTATTGCGGCTAAATTTAAAGTTCCAGTTCAAGATGTGCAAGCGTTATTAGAGGTTGGAATAGCAGCCACTGGTGTCGGTGTTGGCAAGTTTGGTAAGGGTGTGGCTACTGCGGCTAAAGAACTTGCGCCAGCAATGCCAAAAGTGCGTATTGAAACTGTTAAGCCTAGCGGTATGCAATCTGCTGGTTCAGCTGCGACAACTAACAAAGCCATGTTAGATGCTGCTTTAGCGGAAATTAAAGACCCAGAATTAAAAGCACAACTTGCTAAAGAAAACCCTGCAAACATTGACCCTAAAGTGTTACAGCGTTATGTTGATGCTGACAGCGTGGGGGTTAGATTATTTAAAGGTCAAGCAACTGGTGACCCTAATTTAATTTCTTTTGAGCGTAATACTCGCGGTCAAGACCCGCGTTTTGTGCAAGGATTTAACGAACAAAATAAGGCTTTACAAGAAAAATTAGTGGAAGTAAAAGAAAAAACAGCGCCAGATGTGTTTGCCCCAGACTATGTGGCAAATGCTGAAGGCGCTATGGAGTTTATTGGTAGCAAAATTAAACAAAACGAAAGTTCTGTTGGCGAAGCATACAAAGCATTAGATGACTTTGGCGCTGGCAAAATTGAAGTTGACAGTAAAACATTTGGTCAAAATGCAATTAAAGCGTTGTCAGAAAAAGAAGATATAGACTTTTTGCCTTCCATAATCAAAACAAAAATTGATACTTATGCTGAAGGCAAGCCAATGAACTTTGCCCAATATGAGAATCTCCGCACTCAGATTGCTAGAGAAACCCGTAAAGCGCAAAAGGCAGATGACGGCAACGCTGTCCATGCGCTTACTTTGGTACGTGGCGAGTTAGAGAAACTACCTTTGATTGGTGAGACAGTAGAAGCAAAGGTTTTGGCTGACAAGGCTAGAGCAACCGCTAAATCAGAATTTGACCTTCTTAATCGTGATAGCCCTAACTACAACAAAGTCTATGCTGACTTAGTTAACGGCAAGACTGATACCAAAGACTTTATCCAAAGTGCTGTGTTGAGGTCTAAGAACAAAGACTTTGCAAAAACAATGGAATTGTTTGATGACCCTACGGCAAAACAGAATTTACGTGCTGGCGCTTTAGATGTAATTATTAAAGACTCTACTGATGCAAGCGGTAAGTTTAAGCCTGCTGCTTTTTCTAAAGCAATAGAAAATCTAGATGTAAACAAGAAACTAGATGTTTTGTTTGGCGAGGAAGCGCAGACTTTGCGTAAGATTGCTCAAACTGGGCAACTTGTTGAAGCACGACCCGCTGGCGCATTTGTAAACGAATCAAATACAGCCACAGCGTTGGCAGCTCAATATGGCAAAAAATTAGTTGAACAAATACCGATTGTTGGTAGATTTGTTGAACCAGCACGACAATTATCCCAAGAACGAGCCAAAAACAAAATGGTAGAAGAATCATTGCGACCAGGCGCGGGCGTAAAACTTAAAGACATAGGTAAGGAAAAATAATGGCAGTCAATCTCTCCCCAATCGGTAACGGCTTTCAGTTCTTTACCACTACTGGTATTCCTCTTGCTGGTGGCAAGATATACACCTACCAAGCGGGTTCATCTACGCCCCTAGCGACCTATACCGATAACACGGGTGCAACGGCTAACGCCAACCCTATTGTGTTGGGTACTGATGGTAGACCAGCAAATGAGATATGGCTGACCTACGGCTATAACTACAAGTTCATTCTAAAAACAGCAGACGAAACAACAATACAAACATACGACAATTTGTATGGAATTATTGGTGTGCAGGCTACTTCTGGTGCGACCATCCCTGCGGGCTTAATCTCCATGTGGTCTGGCTCTATTGGGTCTATTCCTAGTGGCTGGTATTTGTGCGATGGCTCTAACGGCACACCTAATCTGACAGACAGATTTGTTATTGGTGCTGGTTCTACTTATGCGGTAAATGGAACTGGTGGCGCTTCTACTGCGACTTTAATAACGGCCAATTTGCCTGCCCATACACACACAGCGACTGTGACAGACCCTGGTCACTTCCATACTTACAGTTTAACAGTTGGTACTTCTGGACAAGGTGGTGGTGGTGCAATCGCTATCAATAACTTTACAACAACAGCAACATCTACGGCAACAACTGGAATTTCTGTATCCAACGCTTCTACTGGTTCTGGCACTTCATTCTCTATTCTTCCACCTTACTACGCCTTGGCGTTCATTCAAAAATCATGAACACCATAGACGCAACAGATGCCCGCTTGTCGGCACATGAAGAAGTTTGTGCAATGCGTTACGAGCAAATCAATGCTCGGCTAAAACGCTTAGAACAAATAATTATCAACGCTTGCGGTGTCCTATTGATAGGCATGGGTGGCGTGATATTTACTTTTATGACGCACAGATAATGTGGAACCCATCACGCTTACCTTTGCAGCTTGTAAATTAGCCTATGAGGGTATTAAGACAGCCGTTGAGGTCTACAAAGATGTCAAGAGGACTGGCGGTGAGGTTACGGGTATTGCTGGCGAAGTCGGTGGGTTACTCTCGAAATTCTTTCATGGTCAAGACCAGATAGAAGAAGCGCATAAACAAAAACTAGAAGAGACGCGAGAGTTAGCAAGCCAAGGAAAAGTAAA